GTGCCCTGGAGCGCATTGTAGTTCGTATCGGTCACGGTCGCGTCAGCGTCCAGTTTCGCGCGCGTGGCGTTGTCGTCGCCTTTCGCTTCATTTGCCAGCGTTGATACGGCAATCATCTGGCGAATGAACTCGCTTTTTGTAGACTTCGGCAGGCCCTCCATCTTGAACAGCATTCGCGCTTTCATCTTATCCCTCCAAAATTTGCAGGTTAAACCGACGCACTGGGCGATAGACCGGCTCCGAGAGCACCAGTGGTTCCTGAGAGTGTTTCACGCCGAGATAGCGGCCTCCCTCGATCGGGTATTCATAAGAGTCAATCACCGCGGTCCTCAGAATTTCCATGATTGCCCACGGTGCGGTGACAATCTCCCCGCGCGGAATGATCCACTGATTGCCGTTCAGATTCACCGGCTGTGGCCGGTTCTCATGCGGGTTGTCCGTGGGGATCAAAATGAACTTGACCGGGCGCATCGGGTTTTCAATGGTAGGATTCAGGTGCGACGGTGGCGCTGGGACATCTTCAGGAGCGGAATACCCAGTGGGATTTTTTACCCCACCAATCGCCTTGCAGATTTCACGCAGCAGCGCCGCCTGCTCGGTAAATGCCTCTTCGAGTCTGATGATACGAGTGCGTTCGTTCTTGTCCGACTCCTGATTTAACTCTGTCGCAAGCGTCTTCTCCTGCTCATCCTCGCGCTGTTCGTCCTCTTCGAGACTGCCCGTGAGGTAGGGAGAGGCTGGGACAGGCTCTGCGGCGAGCACGTCCTCTGCCTGGCGTTGCGCGGTCTCAAACTCTTCCGCTGCGGTCTTTGGTTTCGCCATAATGCCTACAGGTCGTTGCGGTGGGCAATCACGAGATTGCGGCCTGAGTTGGTCTGATCGCCTGCCGGTATCGAGATGCCAGCCGCGGTCACATGCCCAGCCACCGCCGCGACCCCGGCACGATCGACGTGTTTCGGACTGGAGTTGGCGGTCTCCGTTGCCGCAATCGTTTCCTCACCGGCATACTTCGAGATAGAGCTCGTATCTTGCGTCAAGACGCCGGTGGAGCCCGTATCCAAAATGGCGTCGTCTGCCCCGGTCCAGCCGGCGAATCGGTCTTTGTTGAGCCACCGCCGGATATTCGGGTTTGTGCCTCCGTGATTCTCGATGACCTCACAGTAGTCAGGTATGAATCCCAACTCTACGTGGACAATGCCAGCGGTGGAAGCCGAGATAAATTCTACGACTGCAATCATGGTGTGGTGTCTCCTTTACGGCATCACCGTGTTATGGATTGTTCTTCCCTGCGGTCACTTCCGCGCGCCCCATGAAGTTGTCGTTGAGAATTTTGCGCTGGCCGGTGTGTTTCCATCCAGACGTGGCCAACTGGTTGAGCGGGTCAGCGACCCCAGCCGAGCCCAGCGGCTTAATGATGTTTTCCAGGCTCATGCCTTCCATCGGCACCGTGGCAATCCCTTCCTTTCCGAAAAATGAAATGGTGTAGACATCGGCATTGGTCGTGCCCTTCACATCGCCGGAGACCGCACCACCCCCTTCCAGGTACACTTTGGACTGCGTGCTGCTCATAAAGCGCAGGTTTTTGTACGCGCCAACTTCGTTCGGCATGGTCTTGTCGCTGGCGTATTCCTCAATGGAGATAAAACCCGGCAACTCTTGCAGCGTAAACAGCACATCGGGGTGAGTGATGGCCCAGTACGCAGGGCGAATACCGAAGGTGGCAATCTTCGTGCCTGGCGCGACCATCTCAGTAAATTGCTTGGCGTTCTGCGCCTGGAGGAAGCGGATAATACGGTCCAGGAGGGCCGTATCCACCTTATGCGTGGTGGTCGTGAGGTTGGCGCGAGCGGTTTGTGCGCCGCCGTAAAAGACCGTGGTCCCGGCGACTGCCACATCCCGGAGCAGCGCGTCCATTGACTCGCCCGCCTGCTCACCCAACACGTCACTCGCCTCTTTCAGGATGTCGTTTTCCACGGTGGCTTTGCCGTAGTCTGTCACGGTCACGAAATCGCCCCACTGCTGGAGCGTGGCGGAGATGTCGGTCTTGGAGAGCGGCTTGCCGGTGGGCGGGACGCCTTCAGTCAGGGCTGCCAGCGCCAGGGACAGCTTCTCGTAGCGCCGAAAGACAATGGTATTGCCCACGCGCTTGGCCAGCGACCGGCGCTGCGCTACCTTATCGAAGACGAGCGCCGGTTGTGCGCGCAGTAAGGTGCGCCGATCGAAATAGGAAGACACTGCCGGCGGAATGACCGTACTGGTAGTGACAACAGCCATTTATAGACCTCCCTAGAGTGTCCGACGAAATTCTTCGTCAGACAGGTTCCAGACATCTTCAGCAGTTTGGAGGGAACGCCGGCCCGTCTGGCGCGCACCGCCCCCTTGAAACACGCGCATGGCTGCCCCACGCGCCGCCTGATTCACTTTGTTCTGCGCATCCCGTGCGCCTTCCTGGCGCGCGCCCAGGGCATTACGAATCGTCTTGATGGTTTTGATGAGATCGCCACCCGAGCGCGCGTGCACCTCGTGCAGCAGCCCGAGCATGTAGCGGTCTTCAGCCGGCAGGGCCTGTACAAACGGCACGACCTCCGGGTTGCGCTGGAGCAGCGGCGCGATGTACTTTTGCAGCACGGTATCGTAGTCGTTGCCCTGTCCCAGTACCTCGGGAGACAACCGCCCGCGCGTCGCGTGCTCCGCTGTCACTTGAGACATCTGCTGCTGCTGCATCCATTGGGTCGCTTCCCACAGATCACGCACGTTCCATTGCTCTTGTGGCTTCTGGAACGCCGCCGGCATGCCCGCGTTTTGCGGTCCCTGTTGGCCGCTGACAAACCGCTGCAATGACGTTTCGAGTTCGTGCCCGCGCCGTTCGCTGGCCTCCAACCTGGTCAAAATTTCCTGGAATTGCGGAGCGGAAGGGGAAGCGGAGGAGGAGGGAGAACCCCCGTCTTCCCCGGTGCCCTGGGCGTCGGACAGGGCAGACTCACCAGTGTCATCGACGATAAAATCAGTATCTTCCGTGGTCTCTAAGCCAGTTTCGTCATCGGGCATAGCGCGCGTCTCCTGCTAGTCAACCACCATAAAGTGGTATAAATAGGCTCATATGCCTTATTTGTGAGCAAGTCAAGAACGAGACATTACCTTCGTACACCAACGGGACACTATGGCCACACGACACGGCAACTCCTTTGAGGACCCCGAGATTAGAGCGAAGGCACTGGAAGCGCGGAGGCAGAACCCCAGCGGACGGCGCAACCGCACCTATACGGACATCGCAGACCCCTTTGCGGAGGTCGATACGTTGGGGCGCACGGTGGGGAAGAAAGAACGCAAGGTGAAAGCGCAGCGCGCCACAGAGCGGGCAGCGGAGCATGTCGAGACGCTGGTGGATAATTTCTTTGGCACGGTCGGGCTGGTGCTCAAGAATATCAGAACCCGAGCAGCAGAAGGGAAAGACCTGAGCGTTGCCCACCAGGCGTTTCTCGGGAAGTTCATGGATAAGATTCTGCCCGACCTCCGGGCAGACGCTAAGAGCAACCGGGAAGGCAAGATCACGAAAATTATCATCGGTGGGCAATTAGTCGGGGCGATGTCGAACGGCATGCAGCAGCAACTTGCCGTTGGCGTGCAGGAAGAGACGTACACCGATGAGTGAACTACGGTACGAGCCCAATCCGTCCGCCGTTGCCGTGCATAACTCCGACCGGCAGGTGAAGTGTGTCTCCGGCCCGGTCGGCTCGGGTAAAACGTCGGTAGCATGTTGGGAATTTCTCATGCGCTGCATTGATTCCCCGGTTCCGCTGCGAGGCGTGGTCATGCGCGAGAGCTACCGCGAACTCCACGACTCCACCCGTCAAACATTTGAAGAATGGTTTGAGAACCTGGAAGGCTACCACTACCGCGAGAAAGATGAGGTAGCGACAATCCTGCTCACGGGGACGGATGGCGAGACCCGCCAGCATGAACTCTACTTTCGCGCCTGCCGCCGTCAGTCCGACGCCTCAAAATTCCTCTCGACTGAGTTTGGGTTTATCTGGTTGGAAGAAGTTGTCCCCGCCTACAGCAACAAGGGCGTGATGGGGCAAGGCTTGCCGAAAGGCGTCTTTGATGTGGCGCTCATGCGATTGCGGCAAAAGGGCGTGCGCCGTCCGCTCGTGCTCCTCACCTGCAACCCGCCGCCCACTCGGCATTGGGTGTATGAAGACTTTTTCAAGCAAACGCCCGACACCCTGGCGAAGAAAAACTACGCGCTCTTCCGCCAGCCAGCCTATGAGAATAAGCACAATCTCCGCGACAACTACTATGAAGACTTAGAAGAGCGCCTCTCACCCGACCTGGCCCGGCGGTTTGTCCGTGGCGAAGTCGTCACCGTCTATGACGGCGTGCGGGTCTTCCCCGAATGCAAAGACGATTGGCACATCAAGGACGTGGTTGACCCAAGCCCTGACCTGCCACTCACTCTCGGGCAAGACTACGGCTTGCGCCCAGCCACGCTCATCACGCAGATCGTGCCCGGTGGACAATGGCGGTGGTTGAAAGAAGTGCAGTTGTTTAACACTGGCATTCGCCGGTTTGTCGATTTTCTCATTCCGGTGCTCAAGTAGGAATTTCCCGGCTTTGAGATCCAAACGATGTGGCAAGATCCGACCGGCGGGAATCAGCGCAGCCAGGTAGACGAAAGCACCTGCGCCGAGATTATGCGCGCCGCGGGGTTTAACGTGCAGGATGGCAACAATAACTGGACGCTGCGCAAGGAAACCGTCAAGCAGCGATTCGAGACCGCGCCTGGCGGGGAACCGGGCGTGCTCATCTCGCGCTACGGGTGTCCAACCGCGAGCGAAGCACTGCTTGGGGCGTATCGCTATCCCAAATCTTCAGAGGGGTTTGTGGGCAGCATGCCGATTAAAAATGAGTTCTCTGATCTCATGGACTGCGCACAAATGATTGCGGTCGGCGAGTTTAGCGTGCTTGCCGGGTTGGCAAAGATCGAAGCCACCGCGCAGAAAAAGCGCATCGTGCCCATCTTCAACCCCCTGAAGTCGAACCGCCTCACGGGTCAATCTCATAGCTGGTTAGCGAGGTAAACCATGCCTGACTACGCCACAGATGATCGTGTCACCGCCCAGAGCCAGCCCGGCTACGAAGACGGTGAGAAAGAGAAGCTCACCGCCACCAAAGTCAGGCAATGGTTTACCGACTCGTACAAGTCGCACGTCGTGTGGCGTGATGAGGTGGTCGACAACCTCAAAATGCTCTCTGGCGATCAATGGCCGGACGACCTGAAACAGAAGCCCTACGACATGGGCATGGCGCCGATTGTGATTAACAAGATGCTCATGCCGCTCATGTTCATCTCCGGCGTACAGCGCCAAACCCGCCAAGAGGCCAAGCTGCTCCCGTTTGAGGGCGGAGACCTGCGCTCGACCGGGATCATGAATGCGCTGCTGCATTGGGTCGAAGAACAGAATGACGCGGAGGAAGTCGACTCTAGCGTGTTTCTTCACAAAGCCGCGGTAGGGCTCGCCTGGTGGAAAGTCACGCAGGATTTCAACACGCCTGAGCTAGAGGGGCGGCTCCGCATTCGCCGCCGGCATTCACTGGCCGTGTTCCCTGACCCGAACTGGTTAGACGACGGCTGGGACAGCGCGCAATATGTGATCGACGCGGAGTGGATGACCTGCGAGGAAGCCGCGGCGCGCTGGCCGGAGTTCAAGGCGGACTTCAAGCGGGAACCCGGCGAGTGGGTGCGCTCGATCGAAGGCGATAACACCGGCGGTGCGGGCATCTCCGAGCACATCGGCGATTCGCTCTCATCTGAGCGTCTGTTCTGGGACAAGAAAACCAAGCGCATACGGATTCTGGAGTGCTTTTACAAAGAGCAACAGGCCATCACCGTCGCCTACCATGTGCCGAGCGGCGAAACCAAAAACGACCCGGAGGAAGTAGCCGCGTTGCAGGAGCAGGTGAAACTGCTACCACCCCAAGAGCAACAAAACATCCTCTTCGTCCGCCGTCCGGTGGTCACCGTCCACATGGCGCACCAGTTTGTGGATACGCTGCTCGATGATGAGGTCTCCCCCTACGAGACCTCAGAGCCGACGTTCCCGCTCTTTCCAAGCCTTGGCTTTTACTTTTGGGCGAAACCGTTTGGGCTGGCTGACTTAATGAAAGATGTGCAACGCGAAAAGAACAAGCGCCGCTCGAAACTCATCGAACTGGTAGGCCGGATACCGCTCTCCGGCTTTTTCAACTCGACCAGCGGGGGCGCGGATCAGAAACAGTTAGAGGAGTACGCTGCCGGCAACGGCAAAATAATCAACTTCGACACCAAAGAGCCCACGCAGATTAAGCCCCCCGACCTGCCGATGGCGCTTATCCGTCTGGAAGACAAATCAGACGAAGAAATCAAAGACGTGCCCAATGTCCATAATGAGTTATTAGGACAAGCCACGCAGAAGACCATCTCGGGCCGAGCCATCGAAGCCCGGCAACGCGGTGGCCTCGTCTCGCACGAACACCTCTTTGACTCATTCCGCAAAGAAAAAACGCGCGTTGACAAATTCGTGGTGGAGATGATTAAGCAATTCATGTCCGCCACGCAGGCGCTCCGCATCCTGGGCTCCATCGCGCAGCGACAGCCCGAAAGCCCGGTCGGGGCGATGATGGGGCAGGCGCAGGCCCAAGACCCGATGCAGCTTGCCATGATGGATATTGAGGCGGCACTCTCGACCGCCTTCGATACCGACTACGATGTGGTGATTTCCGCCCGGCCGGCCGAGCCGAGCCTGGCCATGCAGGCGTGGGAGACGCTCTCCGAGATGGCGACTGCCGGCGCGCCGATCCCGCCGCAAGTCTTGTTCAAGTCTGCCGCCAAGGCCGGGATTCTCACCGAGGACCAAGTGCAGGAGATTCTCGACTTCATCCAGGCCCAGCAGCAGGCCCAGATGCAACCGCCACCGCCGGGGATGGCACCAGGTCCCGCTGCGCCACCACCAGCGCCACCCGCCTAAAAAGGCGATGCCGGATCCCCTCGTCAATTTCAGCGAGCGGCGCCGGTGTGGAAAACCCCAGGGCAACATGTGCCGTCTGGTTGTGGGAAGTTGCATGTTTTGCCGTAATCCTTGGGGTGTCCCTGCCGGTTGCACTGAGAACAGCGCAAGGGGATGAAGTCATCGAGTAAGTGTGGCCATATCCAAGTCGGATGACTTCATCCCTCGTCAGTTCACGACCCTCTTCATCCATAACTTTCATGTGGTACCATCCATCATCAATTTCAACGCCTCAAAGAGAGCCTGCTTTTCCAGGGGCGGCAAGTGCGCTCCCCGTGCGCCCTGGGTCGCAGAGAGTTTTATGTCGTCGTGTAAGTGATTGATTTATGGTGGAGCCGAAGGGAATTGAACCCTCGACCTCTAGAGTGCGATGTCTGCCCGATTTCCCTCTTCATCAAGGCTAACTGACTACTCTTTCTTGCTTCTCTGGTGTCTACAGTCGGATACAAACCTCCGCAAATCCGCTCATCATGCGGAGTCGGTGCGACCTCCGCGCGCCGTTAGTCATCCAACTTATTGACCGCGCCCCGATTGTAGCCCGGCTGCAAATGTCCGTAGCGGTCCACTGTGGTACGAATCGACGTGTGCCCGAGTTGCTGCTGCACGTAGGCAATCGACTCGCCCTCGGCGAGGAGCAAGGTGGCAAACGTATGGCGCAGATCATGGATACGCACATACGGGAGGCCCGCGTAGGCGAACAACCGCCGCCACACGCGCCGCCGGAAATTATCAGCCGAGAGTGGCGTGCCTTTTTTAGAGGGGAATACCCACGAGGAAGCAGAAGCGAGGGGAGGGCGCATCGCCGTCAACGTCGCAGCGAGCTGCTGGCTCAGGTCTACGAGCCGCGGCTTGCCGCTCTTGGGGAGATAGGTGTTGCCCTTGGGGGTAAGCGTGCGGCGCACCGCGATCAGATGCCGCTCAAAGTCGAGGTCTCCCCACTGAAGCGCCAGGGCCTCACGCAGCCGCAAGCCGGTCCTCGCCCACAGGAGCACGAGCGGGTAATAGCGCGGCAACCGCTCCCGACAGACAGCAAGCAAGCGAGACAACTGCTCTTTTGTCAGGGCGGACGCCACCCGCACCGTCTCCGCGCTGTTGAGCCGCGGCAGCGCCCGCGCGCAGGGGTTCACCGCGAGGAGCCCTTCATCCACCGCCCGTGTGAGGGCAGACGAGAGCGCCCCCACCGTGCCCTTCATATAGGCGTGGCTTTTGCCAGCTTTCGTCATGCGCGCGACGAGTTCTTTAATATGGTTTCTCGTCAGAGCGGCGAGCGGCACGCTGCCGAGCGCAGGCTTCCCCCACAAGCGCCATTGCGTGGCGTAGATGTCGTATGTGCTCGACTTGCGAAACGGTTTGACGTGCTCCGCGAGCCACCTGGTCACATACTCATCGAGGGACGGACTGCTCGCTGGCGTCAGGTGGAAGTGGCCGCGCGCCAAGGCCAGGGCAATTTCCTGCGCCGCTTGCTTCGCCGTGGCCGGATCATTGAAACGGCGATACTGCCGTTTCTTCTGGTGGACGGCGATCACCCACCAGCCCGTGCGTCCCTTGCGCTGTCTGACCAGCACGCCCATGCTAGTCCCACTGCCAACTGCGCCGGCGTTGCTCCTGCTCCATGCGCCGCAACTGGTTCTCCATCTCGAACTCCCGTTGCTGGCGCTGCATCTCGTAGAACTCCCGCTGACTCTCCCGGTGCATCCGCTCCGTGCGCTCTTGCAGCCGCTGAATGTCCGCATCGGGGTTCGGCCTATGCCGTCCTGAGTAATCATCCCAGGCGGACACCGGGGCTGCGCAGATCAGCGCAACACTGATCGTGGGAAGTGCTGTTTTCATGGGACCTCCTTTCCTTTTTGACCAAAGAGTTCATCTAACGTCTGCCTTTTGGGCGGCGATTGTTCAGGGGCATCCACTTCCCACCTTTTTGTTCCCAAGATCCACCACGCTTCACCCGTTGCTCGGTTAACGACATATGCAGTGCCTCTTGCAGCAACGACATCATAAATCGTGCGCGCTGTGTAAAGCCACACGCCGCCAAAGAGACCTGTTGCCATGAGTAGGGCAACGACAACCGCCGTCCAGTTCACACGACACCTCCGGGTTCTCGACTATACACAATCCACACCTGCCCGTTAGGCAGCCTGTATAGTCGAACTCGAACGGTTACCCTCTCGTTTCTTGCTAGACATCGGTTTTTGAGGGAGTTCATTTTTTTGGTCTGGAATGTAGCCACGGCTGAAATAGTCGATCTCAACCCCAAATAATAGCGCGAGCCCTGCTTCCGCAAGCGTTTCCCAGGAGCGTCCCTTTTCCCAATCCTGGTAGCGACGCATAAAGGAAGCATCTAGCGGGCTGAGACGTGCAGCCACTGTTCCTTGAGTAAGCCCTGACTTATCTCGTAGATCAAATAAGAGAGCCGCTCTTCGTTTTCGTTCTTCCTCTGGCAACTTCACAATTTCCCTACCTTTCGTCGCGTTATATTCACGCACTTGACAAACGCAAGAATTTCTCATATATCCTTCTTCGCCATGAAACAAACCCAGCAGACCCCATCAAACCAACCGTTGACAGTACCAAACGAACGGCAATTTGTCACGACGGCTGAGATTGCCGTGGCGTTGGGGATCACAGACAAAAACGTGCGCGAGTTGATTGCCAAGGGCCAACTGCAAGGGAAACGCATTGGGGGTCGCTGGCGTATGCACCGGGACGACTTCGCCCGGCTGATTGCGCCGCCTGAACCGCCCACGATTGACGGGGCTTCGGTGCATACCGAGCGGCCTGACGCCGCGTAGAGGGAGACCACATGGTGACCTCTTCTAGCGACTACTGGCGCGAAACCTCCTCGGGGCTCTTGGTCCCGTCTTCTTCAAATCTGGCGATCAACGAGGAACGCCCCATCGGGATTGATTTGTTCTGCGGGGCCGGGGGCATGAGTCTCGGGTTTCTCCAGGCCGGTTATGAGGTCGTGGCCGCCTGTGATAACTGGCCGTCCGCTGTCATCACCTACCTGATGAACTTGGGGGCGTATCCAGTCGAGATGCACTATTGCTCTCCGGGAGATAAAGAACGGCTGAACGCGGAGATGGAAAAGACCCTCGTTGATAAACGAAAGGGCCTCTACTCCATGCCGGTCAGCGGAAGCGCGCGCGATCCGCGTTACCCCGGAGTCTCACATTTCTTTTTCGGTGACGTTCGCAAACTCACCGGAGAAAAAATCCTACGAGCCATCGGAAAGGAACGAGGCGAGGTTGACTGTGTGTTCGGTGGACCTCCCTGCCAGGGGTTCAGCACAGCGGGCAAGCGCAACGTCATGGACCCGCGCAATAGCTTGGTCTTCGATTTCGCCCGCTTGGTGCTGGAGATCCAGCCGAAGACGATGGTGTTTGAAAATGTCCTGGGACTCCTGAGTATGGTGACACCCGAAGGGCTGCCTGTCGTCGATGCTCTCTGCCGAATCTTGGAAGACGGCGGGTTCGGCACCGTGGAGGCGCTGAAGCGGTCATTGCTGGCGAGTTCAGGGGCAGGGGCGGCAGTAAAGGGCAAGAAGGTGCAGAACTCACCTCGCAGAAAACAGAAGCCCGCGGAACCACAGCCGTCAGCACCCCAGTAAGGAAGCTTGTTTTCATAGGGGGAGACCGTGTATTTCTCCGTACCGCACGCCGCCGCCTACCTGGGCTATTCCGTCGCGACCGTCAAGCGACTCATCGCGCAGGGACGGTTACGGGCCTACCGCGCCACGCCCACCGCGCACCCCCGCGTCAGGCGCAGCGAGGTCGAAGCCTTAATGGCACAGCCCGTTGAGCCCGCCTCTCCTGCTGTTGATCTCGATACGATCATGGCCAGCATTGATGCGAAATACGGCCTGCGTCACCGCCGCCACCATCTGCACTAAGGAGCCGCTATGCCACGGAATAGACAGAAATATGTTGCCTGGAGGAGGGAACAGAGAGCGGCGCAGCGCGCCTCCAGAAAGCGTAATGGCTCGCTCGAATGGGATTCATTCGATCTGCCGCTGCCGAGCCAATTGCTGCCGATGCCGCCCGCAACGCCGGAGAAAAAGTTACTCCTGGCGCTCCTGGAAGATGCCGTGTTGTGCCTCACGGGAAAGGGGAAGCAGGGAGGCAAGCTGCTGCCGTCCGACCATGGACGTGCCGTGCAGGAAACACGGTCGCGCGATCTCATAGCCGAAGAGGCCGCACGATGGATTATGAGCAACAACACCGCTCCATTTTCGTTTCATTTTGTCTGCGACCATTTGGGGCTCAACGTTCACTATTTTCGGACAGGAGCCTCTCATGCCTGACACGGAACCTCTCTGCACGATTTGTGGCGATCCTTGGTGCGAGGGGTGCGACAACGAAAAGCCCGGCCTCTGCGAGTGGTGCGGTGCTGAGAGCCTGGCCTCACCCTGCCGCGACTGCAACGCCGCCCTGTTGGACACGATCGGTAAAAGAGAGAGGGAACGCACATGGGGGAAGTACTACTGTGTCTCGTCGGTGCACTCGGAGTGTGCGGCCTCATCGTCGCGTGGTGGATTGCGAGAGCCTACTAAATTCGTCGGTCTCTTGGCCCGCGGATGCCCGCGAAGACAACCCAGGAGTGGGGGTGCCCGCATACCCCTTCCTCCCGACGAAACGCGCGCCGGTGCGAATCATGCCCACCGGCGCGCGGGAACATCAGCGTGACAGAGGAGGAAGAGCGCATGCCGCGATCACGCCGTAATCCGCACCGCAAACGCACCTGGAGTGAAGTGCTCAACCGCCAGGTGAGAAAAGGACGCAGGCCGGCCCCTGTGTGGCGCACGGATCTGACAACCGGCCTCTTTCGCCTGCCCCCGTGGGTGTCTGCCCTCACGGAAAGACTGTTTCTGAGGAGTCGCCCTAGAAAATGGTGAAACCACAAGAAAGGAGAACGCCGCCTATGCGCTAAGACACCGATGGTTCAGGGAACGAACGGCTACACGAGGGGCCGGGAAGCTGAGCCCGGCCCGAAAGGAGAAAAAATGCAGAGTCTCCGGAGACTGATATATTGGCTCCACGGGCGCCCGTGGCCCTCGCCGCGTGGGTATCTCTTGATCCGGGCCTACTACTGCACCAGCTGTCACGAGGTCAGCGACGGCAGGCAAAATAAGTGCGTGCGAGAGCACACCCACAAGATTGTGCATCTCTTCTCACTGCTCCACCTCCATCAGCACCGCATCGAGGAATTATTCAACAAGCTCACCGCCGCGCGCCGCGAACTCAAGGACCTGAAAAAGGAACAGCCGGAGGGGGTGTCTTCCCCTCCGGCTGCGAAGAAACCACTGCGCCTGTTCATTATGAAAGGCGCTGTACGGCCCGTAGCGTAGCAAAAGCGACGCCTACGGGCAAGGAGGAATCATGGTCAATAAAGAAATCGTCTCCGCGTCCTACGAAATCACCGGAATCGACGGCTCACACCTCCGTGTGTCTGAGACACCGGAACGTGACCACTGCATCGTGTCCATTATGGAGGCACAGAGCGGAAATATCCTGACGTGTCGCCTGAACAAAGCGCAATTCAAAGCATTCTGCGATCTTGATTACTCCGTAGAGATCACGGAGTATTCACGGCAGGAAACGCGTGTCCAGAAGGAAGAGCCTGACAGTACGGAGGCCTCCTATGCCGCCTGAACGACAAGAGCTCACCCGCACCGCTCCGCCGCCGATCTCCATCAGCGCCGCGGAGATGCTGACGGCAGCGATCAACAAAGGCATCGACGCCCAGGGCATCGAAACACTGGCCCGCGTGTATCAAGAGATGGAAGCCAAGCGGGCTGAGAGGGAGTACACGGCGGCGCTACTCGCTTTTCAGGACGAGTGTCCGCTGATCCGCAAAACCTCCGCGATCTCTTTCTTGACCAAGAAGGGAAACAACTTCAACTCGCGCTTTGCCCGCCTCAGTGACATTCTCGTACAGATTCGTCCGATGCTGAAGAAACACGGATTCGCGGTGTCCTTCGATCAAGAGCCGCGCGAGAAGAAGACGGCAACCATTTGTGTCCTCCGGCATATCGGCGGACACTCGACCCGCACTGCCTTTGAAGTGCCCACCGACACCGCGCCGCTGATTAGCGACCAGCACTCGGCTGCTTCAGCGACCTCATTCGCCGAACGCTACGCATTGCAACTTGCTCTTGGCATTGTCCCGTCAGAAGACGACGACGGAAAAGCCGCCTTCACTTCTCAGGAAGTGATTAACCAACAGCAACGCGACGAACTGCAACGGCTGGTAGACGAGACCAAGTCTGACACGCCAGCCTTCTGGGCCTACGCCGGCGTGCAGCAGTTGGACGACCTGCCCGCGAGCAAGTTCAATGCGGTGCGGCTGGCCCTGGTGCAGCGCAAGCAGCGGGCGGAGGCGGACGCGAAAAAGGCCGGGGAGGGGAAGAAGCCATGATTCACCTCGACCTGGAGCAACAATCCGCCGCGTGGTTTGAAGCCCGCCTGGGCATCCCGACCGCCAGTGAGTTTCACCGCATCCTCACGCCAAAAACACTCAAGATGAGCAAGAGTGCAGATGCCTACCTCTACGGTAAGGTCGCGGAAGCGATTCTGCGCCAACCCTTCGAGCAAGAGACCCGCGTGTGGGCGATGGAAGTCGGCATCGACCGGGAAGAGGAAGCGATCAACTACTACGAGATGACGACGCAGATCATCACGAAGCCGGCGGGCTTTTGTCTCACCGATGATCGGAGAGTTGGGGCGTCACCTGACCGTTTCGTGGGAGATGAGGGGCTCGTTGAGGTGAAGAATCCGCTGGCTCACACGCACGTCGGCTATCTCATGGCGGGGACACTGCCTGATGACTACATGTTGCAAGTGCAAGGACAACTCTATGTGACGGAGCGACAGTGGTGCGACTTCCTCTCGTACTATCCGAGCCTACCACCGTTGTTAATCAGGAGTTATCCCCAGCCCGAATACCAAGACGCGCTCAGCAATGCCCTGGGCACCTTTTGCCTGTACCTGGACGAGGCCATCAGCCGGGTGCGGGCGCTGATGCAGGAGGGGCGATGATGCTCTATCTGCTCGCAAAAATGAAGATGGTCGATGTAATCGAGACCTGGTGCCGTGTAGCTAATATCACGATCGGCAACCGGCAGGCGTGGTCGCTAGGGGAGAACTTGAAGCCATGACCAAAACCCAACAGTCGATTGCCAGAATGAAACGTGGCACTCCCGTCACGTTCACAAACTCGGTCGGCCTGGTGCGGAAAGTCGGCGGGCTCAAGCAGATGCCCAAGGCGGTACAGCAGGAGGCGAAGAGACAAAAGATGCCGTGTGGCAACTCACTGCTCGCTGCCATCGAAGACGCTCTGCACGCGGAGGTTGACCGTGAGTGACCATCGGTTGGAAGAGATCCGGCAACGCCATAGCTGGTACGCCAGCCACAGAGAGCAGGCACCGGAGGAGGTGCGCACTCTGGTTGCCGATGTGTCACATCTCCTCACCAACTTTCTCAGAAAGGAGTTACACATGAAGTTTGTCAGCAACCCGGAGGTCGTAAAGGTCCTGGAAGCGCCGTTTGCCTGCATCGTGACTATTGAGGGTATGGGCGAGGGACAGTATGACTTGCAAGAAGGGGCGCGGCTGGTGCAGTGGCCGAGCGGCATGGTGAAAGCGTACACGGCGGACACCTTCGCCCAAGCGTTCTCGCCCGAGAAGAAACCACGGATGCGGCATAAGGCTACGACCGTTACCGCCACACCCGACGCTGCCGGATCTCGCAAGCGCAGCAAAACGAACAGCGAACAACACTCCGACCCAACCCCGCGATAGGCTGCGCGGCACGGAGACCCCCGGTTGGGTGAACCCTCTGGAGACCTGACCGGGGGAAAAGAGTGGTGGAAACCAAGGCGGGCCGTCCCGGTGCTTTCGACACCGAGACGACCCTAGCCCCCCGCGGTAAAGTCGGTGCCGCGGGGGGCTACGGAACTACTTACCGGCGCGAAGGGATTCGCGCAATGATTAAGAGAGTCGTTTTTGCCATGCTGGTGCTCATGCTGATGACGGGAACCAGGATACGAGCGGACACGGACACTGTTCTGCTCTCGGGCCTGTACAACGTCTATTCCCCGGCAACGCCCAAGGGTGCGCTCACCACGATGTGGCTGGGAGGATGGCTCGTGATCGGTGATGTCCCAGATGACCGTATCTATCGCTCCGTGCGACTGTCGGGGGTCTGGCAAACGCCGGTGCAAAATCTGCATGTGACTGGGGGACAGATCAACGACCCTACCCTCGTCAAGCCACCGTCCACGGACGGCATTAATCGGTCGACATGGACCTACCTGTATACGACCGGCCCGGTGACGGGGGTGTTTAAGGGCGCGCCGGTCGGCAATATCGAGATGTGGGTCTCGACGGACGGGGGCCTGAACTGGGCAGACGTGGCAACGGTGATCGGGCCACAGGCAATAACGCCCGCGGGAGAGGTCGCGCAAGGCTGCATCTCACCATCAGTGGTGAAGGATGGTGACACCCTCTGGATTTATTGTGCGAATGCCTTCACGGGGGGTGGAGGCTGGGTATTCAACACAAACGCAAACGGGTGGCAGGTCAATTGGTCGGCGCCACTGTTGGGGCCAGGTGGCTTGACGAATTTCGTGAATTTTGATGTCTGGCGGACGGGAGCGACCGAATGGTACATGGCCACGAATTGTACCGATCTCCACACCATTTGTATCTGGAGCGGGATTAATAACCAAGTATTTAACATAGCAGAGGCGACCTTCACTGACCCCGCAGAATGGATGCTCACGCCCTACTTGCTGAAAGTCTCAAACACGCAGTTCAAGGTGTGGTATGGCAAGAGCGTGGCCGGGGGCCTCTGGGGATCAGTCGCGCCGTCAGGGCAGGAGATTCGGGAGCGGGTGATAAATCGGTGAGGATCGACAATGCCCCAGCATATGAGCGACGCACGTGTACACACCGTTCCCTGTAAAGCCTGTGGGCATCCGGTCATCTTTGCCCAGGATACGGAAGGCAAGATCCAGTGCTTAGACGCGACCGCGCCCACCTACGGCCACAT